GTCTTTACAGGCCGGCTGCATGGCTGGCTTCTCCTAAGTGGGAAGGCGGTTAGACCCAGTTAACTTTATCGGGGGTTAAAATAATGAATTCTTCTGTCGCGGGGTTGTAACTTCCGTAATGGCGCATGTCAGCTGGAAGGACTTCTTGGCTGCCAAGGTTCTGATATCCCTTGCTCGTAATCACACCAATCACTCTTTGAATTTGGTCGCCTCGGTCATCGTACTCAGTGACGGCAATCAAATTGTTGCTATAAAAAACGAACGACCACTGTTTAGCGCTTGCTGCATAATAAGGAAGCGAACCACCATAAGCGCCAAAGCTTGCGCCTAGATCCGTCCACATCGTAAAAGGAGTGTCGCCGTAATTAGTAACGTTGGTCCAATCACCATCAGCAGTAGTAATAACTAATTCACCATTGACCAAGCTCGATGACACTGAATAGCTGTTGGTTCTGCTCCATGCCGAGCCGGGCCCGTCCCAAGTTATTGTACCTTGGCCGGACGCATAGCCGCCCCCGCTTAAAGATGTTTCCCCATTTTGCAAAGTACGCGAGCTTCCATCTTTATACTCTTCGATAATCATGGGTGAAAGTGTTGAAAGGGTAAAGCTAGCCGCCCCTCGCACATAGGTATCTTGACACCTTAAATAGTACGGCCTGACGTCTTCGCCCTCAAACACAACCATTATTATCCAGCGGCGTGAAACTTCAAGACTCCCCGGACCACGCCAAGAACCGCTAGGGCCATTAATAACTTCGACTGTGGGCGAGAAATTGTAAGTAACGGTATCCCCTAGATCGGGGTCGCGCTCAATGGGCTTTCTGTCAATTTCTACAGCAGTGCCAGAATTACCAAAACGAGCATAAAGACCGCCGGTTTCTGTTCTTTCTTCAGCGTAAACATCGTCAAACGAATACAGAACCTCTCCAGAAACCGACAAGACCTTTTCAATTCTATATAGAGACACTTTGCAAAACGTATAAGCGCGCGGCCGTGTATCAGTAACGCTTTCGTATTGACTCTCTGCCGTAGGATAAAGCGACCAGGCCAGCACGGCACTTCGGCCCGAAGCACTGACACTGTGCAACCGAACCGAGACGTTTTTTGCAGCGCCAGGATCCCCAAACAACTTTCGGCGCACCGTATCGTCAGGAAGTCCGACAGGGACGTTCAGCGTTCGCGTAAATCGCTCAGCGGCCACTCCGAAATCCCCGAATCTCGTGAAGATTAACTGCACGCTACTGGTGGCGGCGTTGATGCTGTACGCCCCGATACCTACGATCCAGCGCGTTCCATCTTCCGCTTGGAAAATCCATCCTCCGATTGATTGGTTGTAGAGTGTTCCGGCCGTGATCAGCGCTTGTCCAGCCCAATACTGCCCACCAGGCGGGGCGGTCTCAGCCTCCTCCGGAGTGATGGGCGCAATGTCGGGAACCTTGACCAGGTGCGTATCCCCCGACCCATAAGTAACTGCCCCCGGCGGCTGGCTATACGAGACGGTCTCACCGTTGGGCAGGTGGACCTGAGAGCCACGCACAAGCCCATGCCAAGGCCACACCAGTAAGCGACTCATACTGGACACCCTTTCACCGAGGAATAGTTTGAATGACCTGCCAGCGCAGACCCTGCGCAGCTGGGAAATACAGCAACTTGTAGAGGATCGCTGACAACGGCGGCACTACCAAATTATCGTGATCCTTGAGCGGGAGCCCGAAGGTGGTATCGATTTCCACCGTCACTTCGCTACCTGTCCGGTTGTCCAGCACCAGCGATAACTCGACAGGGTAGCCACCCTGAAGATTTGGAAGCGCCATGCTGCGGGACCGCACAGTGACCAGATTCCAATAGGTCATTGGATTGTCGGCTTGCAGGATGAAGGATGGCGCCGTGTCAGGGATGTCTGTTACAGCCGGGCGACGGCCCGCAAGCGGGCTTTCTTCGAGCAGCGTCCAGATCGGGGCGCCTTCAAGATCGATCCAGCAACCAAACGCATAGTACGTCGCGGTACCGCCCAAAATGGTGAACTGCCGGTCAATCTTAAATCGGCTATCGCCCAAGTCGGTTTCGACGTAGACCACCGCGTCCATCCGGTCCGCAGACTCAAGAATCAGTTCGACCTTGTAAAACCCCGACACTGGGTATTCTTCAAAGACCAAGGTATTAGCTAGGGTGCTGTCCACCTTCCAGTGCATCGGTGGCTGGTCCACCTTCACCGACAACCGATCGACCGTCGAAGCTACCAAGAGTGGCGCGGCCGGAAGCGGTCGCCCCCAGTCAGCAGGCGATGCCGTACCCTGGGCAATCCAGCGCTGACGGCTAGCTGTATTGTGGTAATGAGCGCCCAAGCTGGGAGGCACGGCGGCTGGGTTCACCGAGCCGGTCATGGTGTGTTTCACAGATGGCATTTTTATTCCCCTACCAATTGATTAGTTTGCTGATCGGTGAGCTGGTCGCCGTTGTCAGCGGTTAAGCCGCCGTCCGCCGAACCGCCGCTCTCCAGCGCACTCAGACGTGCCGCCATATTTTCAACCTGGGCAAACAGTTGGTTCAGGATCCCCGCCGTGATTGCGCAATAAATCACGGTCCCGGATGGCCAATAACGGGCGGCGGTGTTTTCCTGTCCTCGGGCCAGCGTGGCCACCCCATCAGCTTTCTGAAGCGTCAGGATTTCCCATGCGCTTTGTTGCGCCGTGCTGAGCGCATCCGTCAGCGTGAGCCGGTATTCACCATTCCCAAGTTGCGCTAATGCAGAAGCGCTGATCGGCAAAGACACTGCGCCTTGAGACAGATCGGCCGTAAGCTGGGTTATCCAGTTATTTACAAAATTCATATGAGCGCCTTATGGGTTGGCATTGACCGGGATCGGCTGCGCCAGATTGATCACGGCTTCACCGCCGTTGGCGTCGGTGAGCACCAGCTTTTTGATGGAAGGGACATTGAACAGTCCGTCACTGCTCAACAGGCCGTTTGGCCAATACTCCCGCTTGGTAAAATCGGTTTCGGTGAGCGGGCTGGCAATGCCGCCGCCAGTGGCCGGCGCGTTCTTTGGGTTGTACGTGCCCTTCCCCTTGGTGGCCGGTACCGCGCCCCGAGCCGCCAGCACTGGCAGCGAGGTGCTTTGCCTCTTGGCAGAAACCAACTTGCTCAGGTCGCTACTGACCTGCGATCCGGATCCAGATCGATCCGTGTTGATGCTTGCGCCGATGGCCTTGCGCTGGGACACCATCGACGCCGCAGATGATTGACGGCTGGCAAGATTCGCCGCGCCGCCGCTGCGACGATCACTCTCAAGGCTCATTTAAAGCTCCAGCGGGTCGTTGGGAACGGTGATGCGATAGGTAGCTGGGATATCGACGACCAGTTCGTCACGCTCAGTTGCGGGGATTTTAGACGCTGTGATTTGCAGGCGACGCTCGAATACAGGCAGCGTCGGGTCCGCGTTGTCGTAGTTGCCCGAAAAGCCGTCCAGGTCCTCGTCATACACCGGCGAGTCCGACTTTCCGCCCAATTGTGTCGCCAGCGCCGGCGCGATGACGTCCTCCGCCTGAGGCACCGTTGAAATTGCGGGAGCGGTCAATGGATCTTGATTTGATCCGCCGCACCGCATGACCTTTACTGTCAGCGTCGTGATAGCCGAGCCGCTTCCCAAATCGAAGCTATCCACAACACGACTGCAGCGCGCCTGAGCAACTACGCCTTGGTCAACCAAACTTAGCGTGTGTACCAAGTCCACATCCAGCACCATGCTTGTCGGAACGCTCCAGCTCACGGCGGTAGCCGTATGCGCCAGCACGACAGTGGTCTTCGCCTGATTCAACAGACACTGCAGTGCTGCTCTGCGCTGCACTTCGTCACGCTCGTCGACGTGGCCTGAATGTCCATCGATCGCGCCCGGCACATCAACTCCGAATGCAGCGCTCTCCCATGTGCTGCCGAGGTCGGTCGCGTAATCGATAGACACTGAGTCCCGAGCAATAACCTCCCCGGCCTGGTCCACACTGGCTTGCGCAACAACGATGAGCTCGTATTTTTCCGTCACCGGCTGCACCCAGCGGCGCCCACCGGTATACGTCACGCCCAACAGCAGGTCAGGATAGTTATTGATCCAAGGAATACCGTTGCCGCAAATGTCACCGCCAGACCCAGGTGTTTTTATGTAGATCGGCGATTTGATGATGGTCATGCCTGCTGACGACGCAGAGTCTTTCACCATCGCGACATCAGGCAGTTCCGAACTGGCTTGGCGCCACAAGCAAAAACCCTGAGTTCCGCCGAGCCCACTCGTTTCCGGGTGAACCCACGTGAACGTTTCGTTGAGCTGGTGGAGTCTGGAGAAGCGATAGCTCGCCTCAATCACTACCTTATTAGTCAAACTGGTCAAGTCGGCATAGCTGACCTTCACCGAGTCGTAAATCGTGCTGCCTTCCCCGAATACAAAGTCCACGTTCCCGGCATACCAGCTTGTCAGCCGCAGAGCGCCAGCAGCGGACGAGTCCAAGCTTGCCTGAATGGTGCCCAGGCGCTCGCCAAGATAATCCCACCGGCTACGACCATCAGGCGCTTCAAATACATCTGCTGACCAGAACGCCGGGGCCAACGCGTCGACCTCTTCGACAGTGAGCTTTTCGACACGCTGCTGGAGCTGATCACTGCAGTGGCAGAGCAGCAGGCGACCGATTGAATCCCACTCTGTCGTTACCACTCGCCCCGTATAACGACGCTGTTCAGTCGTCACGCCCACTGCGGTAGTGATGTAGTCGATTGTGACTTCTCGCCCGACCCAATCCATCGGCAAGATGGCTCCGGGCAACATCTGCAACGTGAACGTTGCTACGCCGGCCGCGCCGCGTTCCCGATCCACCTCAACTTGACCACTAAGCCGAGCCGTGAAATCCGCACCGCCAACCAAGACGCGAAGCGCCCAACGGAACGCATAGCCTGGCACGATCGGTTGAGGATCCACTACGGCTTCGCTGCCACTCCCGGCAGCGTTGAGGGGGCCTGCATTTAGCGGTGATCCGTTAAGCATCACGCTTCCTCCCAAGCAATCGACCAGCCGAAAGTAGATTGGGACGCGCTCATCGACTTGGGCGGTTTGCTGGCAAACACGCTATATACCGGCATCCACTGGATCATGTACTTGCTGGCACCGACCAATAGCTCCGCAGTCGCAACCCCATTTTCCAATGAGCACCCTACCTGAACCCACTCAGCGCCAAGCAAAGCGAACGCTGCGGGCTCTGTGTCGGGACGAGGAAGACTCGTCAACATATAGGCCCGGCCATCGCCAACTATGCATTCCTGAGACGTCAGGCGAAGTTCGAGTGGCTGGCTGTAATCAAGACCATCAAGCCCGGGAGGCATCCAACCCTGGCCACTGATAGCGCCCGAGGCCTTTCCCCAATGGGTCATCTTCACGCCAGCGCCACCGGAAAGCCTGACCACAGTTTCGCCAAGTAGCGGCGTGTCGGACTGGTCAGGCGCGCCGGCGTGCAATACGATCGGCACGCCGCCGAGTGTGACAAGTGGAACGCTCATCCAGTTACTCCAGCGAATAAGTTTGCAGCCGATAACGCTCGAATGAGCGTCACACTCCACTGCATCAAAGTTGGCGCGCTGATCACGCATTGATGATTAATCAGGCATATTCAAATGACGGGCGCTGAACCTAGCTGTTTGCGAAGGTCGCTGTCCGAGGCTGAAAAGGGATTTCTTACATGACGAAGATATTCTTCGGGACCTGCTTTTTATTGCTGTCATCCGCCTGCATGGCGGATACCGTTTTCAAATGTGTTGACTCGCAAGGGCATGTAACTTTCACCGCGCGAGCAAATTGCCCCAGTGATAGCGCTCTGGACGACGTAGTGTCAGCGCACAACGCACGGCCAAGCGGCGCAGCGGAAGGGACCTTGATGGCTGCCCCTGTAAGTCCGCAAAACAGATCCGCACCCCGCGCCGCCGCGACAGCCCCAGCAACGCAAACTGGCCCGGCGCCCTGCTCCACCGGGCTCACGGCGCAAGAGCTCAGAACAGCGAAAGTTCGCGGCGAAATCACACCTGGCATGACGCGGAAGGACATCGAAAGCATTCGCGGGAAACCGAATAAAGACAGCGCTCGCGGCGCAGGATCAAGCACCTACTGGAATGACAAATATGTTGATGTCACAAGCGTTAGCTACGACCGCAACGGTTGTGTGAGATCTTCATATCAATCGGGGCATAAGCCATGATTATTCAGGGCCTGCCGAATTTGATGGCCTGATTGCGCAGCATCTTGCCTACATCCTGCTGCTTGACCTGAACCTGATAGCTTTCGCCGCCAGCGTTCAGGCTCATGCTGCCCCAATTCTCCAGAGGTGGCGGATTAACACGGTCAATCAGTGCCTGACTCGGCGCCGGAATCATTGGGACAGACCTCGTATTGACGCTCCCGCCGTCCGCAAACCGCGGTAAACGTCGCTCGTTGATCTGTCTCAGCAGCTCCGGACCATAGTGCTGAACTGCGTCAGCCTTGACCATGTATTCCCCATTGGAAACCCAGGCCAAAATACTGTCGCTTGTTCCTGTGCCTGGGCCACGGATTTTGCCGCCGTCGGCGTAGCTTGGAAGATCAGAAGAAGGCGCAGCATCAGCGGAAGCAGTGCCGCCGCCTACAATCGTTACCGGAATAGTCAGCGCCTGCCTCATCTGTGCCGCCACGGCCGCTATCTGCGATTGAGCAGCAATGACCGATGCCTCGTCTATTAGAGGAGTTACTGGAACGTCCAGATTGCCAACGGCGCCTTCTGCCAGATCGGGTTGCACTGGAACGGGGAGCGCCCCTTTTGCCGCAACCTCCCGAACCAGTTTCTGGTAGTAGTCCTCTTCAAGTACTGGCTCGACCTTTACCGGAGCATCCTGTTGCGAGTAATCCGTAACGCCTGGCTGGTATTTCAGCTTGCTAGTAGCCGCAGCCGCCGCTGCAGGTGCTGTGGCATTTACCGGAGTGGGAACCGGGTAAGTAACAACGCTGTTGGACTGCCCGGCAATTGCCTGCATTTCATCCGTAGGATTAACCGCATTGGGCAGGTCAAATGCAATGCCCAGCTTTACCTTCAAATCCTGCATCTGCTTGACGACAGCGGCAATCGCTTCATCCGATATCTTCGGGGTGATTTGAAGTGTTTTCAGTTCGTCCAGGCGCGCTTTCAAGTCGGCTGTTTTGTCGGTGGCGGCTTTGAGACTTGCCTCTGCCTTGTTGACGTTGATTCCATCGGCGGCAACAGCAATCCCCTGCAGCTCTTTGATGAAGCCAGCAAAGCCCAGGGTGTTCTCGCCCGCATCAGCCATTTTCTGCAGGATGGCTAGCGATGCATCAGCTTTCTTTTTAGCGCCGTCGGCATCGCCGCTCTGAAGCGACTGTTTCGCCGCTACCTTCAAAGCTTGAGCATTGCCGTAAGTGGCTTCACCTGATGATCCACCAGTTTGCAGACCGGCAATCGCATCCGCGTATTTCTTCTGTGTTTCCAGCTGTTCAGCTTTCGCTTTTTTAAGATCGCTGGCAGCTGTTCTCTCGGCCGAAACTTGAGCTTTAATGGCCTTTTTGGTGGCATCGACCAAGCGGGTTTGCTCAGCAGCCATCCGCACAGTGTATTCCCGACGGTCGTTTAGCTGCTGCTCGCTGGCACTTGCAGCGGCCTTGCGACCTTCCTCCTGCGCGCCCGCCTGCTCCAAATTTAGACCGCTTGCTTGTTGGAGCAACTGCGCGCGGAAGTCTTTGAACTCCTGCAGTTTCTTCTCAAGGGTGGCTTTCGAATAGAAAGCGTTGAGGATGGTGTCATCGTCTCCTGTAAAAAGAGTCGTTAACGAAAACCCTTTCAAGGCCTCTTCTGCTGCCTTGATGTCCCGCTCGACCTTATCAAGTGGGCTAACCTGGCCGGCAATTTTAGCGGCCGAGTAAGCGACATCGTCCGCAATATTGACAGCACCGGACCCACTTTTCGCAGCAATCTCCGCGAATTTAAGAAGGGCGCCACCTAGCCTGTTCAAGTTCGTCGCAACGGTCGGATCAGAAACGGTATCGCTTAGGCTTTTCATCTGGCTGATGAACGGACCCGTATCTACCGAGCCCAGCGCAAGGTTGATTTTGTCCTTCATGACGGTGAACTGCCCGCCAACCGTTTCTGGCAGCACTGCGGCTTCTTTTTGAAGCTGCGGCAGTGCATCAATCACTACACTCGTGATTGCGTCCGAAGTTAGCTGACCTGCCGCCGCCATCACTCGCAACTGGCCAGTTGGCACTTTGAAACCTTCGGCCAACGCCCGCAGCAGACGAGGGGAGTTTTCTGCGATGGAGTTGAATTCCTCACCGCGAAGCACGCCTGAACCCAAGGCCTGGGAGAATTGAGTAATAGTGCTGCTGGTCTCAGAGGTGGTCGCGCCGCTGATTCTCAGCGACTGCGTGACAGCATCGATCACTTTGAGCGTATCGCCCTGGCTCCGGCCCATAGCCGAAACAGCTGGGGCAAGCCGGCTATACAAAGTGACAACATCTTCGAGCGGTGCCTGGGAGCGCTGCGCAATCTCGCGCGTGGCAGTCTGGGCAATGTTGAATTCGTCTTGACTATTGGTTGCAAGCCGGAGCTGCGCATCCATTTTCTTAACTGTATCGGACGCCTCTACATAAGCGGCAAATGTCGCTGTAGCGGCTGCTGTGCCGCCCAGTGCCCCTAGCGCCGACTTGACGCCTAAACCACCGTTAGATTTACCAGACTCTGAGTTAAGGTCTGCAATCGCTCGCCTTGTGTCGTCGACCTTTTTGCGGTATTGCGCCTCTGCTACCCCGCGCTCAGTAGCGGACAACACGCCGGATCGAGTAAGACGGGCGTAATCGGCTGTTAAAGCGGTCAACTGAGCTCTAAGGTCTCTGAGCCGACTAATGCCGAGAGTCTGCAAGGATGTATCTTTGGGGGCGACAACAGGCGCTTTAACCGGTGCTGCATTGACAGCGCGAAGCTCACGCAGCTTGGCAAGGGTTTCGCTGACATTGCGGCGATAATTCGCCTGGGCAATCCCCAAATCGCGGGCCGATATCTCGCCCGAATTTCTGACCAAGTCGAATTGCTGACGAAGCTTCGCAAGTTCCCGCTGCGTATCTCGGACATCACCTGCGCCGAGAGACGTCTTGGCGTTGTTCAGCGCGGTGTTGGCACGCCCAGCCGATAAAGCTTTGTCATATGCGGCGCTGAGCCGCGATTGCTCTGCTGCCAAGTTGCGCGTATCGACGCCCGCGCTTTTCAAGCCTTCGCGCATCTGCGCCAGCTGGTTGATCTGCACCGCTTCAACTCTTTCGAGACGCTGCAGCTCCTTCACCGATGCTTTATATGACTCCTGCAACTGCTTTGACGGTGCGTCAGCCTTTACGATCTCAGCACTCAAATCACGCACGCGCTCACGCGCATCACGCATCGCAGTTCCTGCTTTCTCAACGCTCGACTCAACGTCTTTGAATGCGTTGATTTGGCGAAGCGGCTTTTCAACCACCTTTACCAAATCGCCATACTCTTTCTTGAATCCGGCGACTTCCTTTGTGGCACCGTCCAGATCGGCGGTGATACGTAGCTCAATGTCGCGCATTATTTATCAACTCTTGAGTGCACGCAGGAAGAGCCGCCAGGGGTAGTCCAAAACATGGACGTGCCCCGCGACAATTAGTTGGCAGATACAGTTTTCAAGCGAGTTCAATGCCTGGCTCAGGGTTTGAACACCCGGGCCAGCATCTCGAAAAAATCAGGATTCTTCGCCTTGCACGCCTCAATCACCTTGCGAAGGTCGCTTGGAAACATCCCTTCAATTTCGGCCGCTTTTAGACTGGTGAGGTGTTCCAGATCGCACAGCCGCATATCTGTGAACAGGGCGTCACCAATCAAATCTGAGTTAGGATTTGGCTGCAAAATCAGCCGTGCGCCCTGAACAGTCAACTCACGAATAACCACCTCTTGCCCAGCGACGACCAAAACGCTCGATGTACTCAGGTCCATCTTCTGCCCTCAAAAAACCCGCCGAAGCGGGCTTGTGAATTTCAATCGACGGGAATCAACGAGGTCAGACAGTCGTTGGGACTTCTTTCTCGATGCGCATGTACTTCGACTTGCCCGCGCCGACTTTCGCCGGATCAGAAAGGACCTTGGCGGTCACTTCCGAACCCATGAAATCGTCGGTGCTGATCCAGTCAGTGCTCGCGGCCGGGCTCAACTGGCAGCGGAAGTACTGCAGGTTCACACGCTTCTTGGTGCCCGCCGCGTTCGCGCCTTCAAACAGGAATTCAACGACCTTGCCGCTGTTGGTCAGCGCTTCAATGACATCAACTTCAGCGCACTGGTAATCGATCAGCAGGTTTGCGGCTTCCGCAATTGCGCCGCCAGACAGAATTTCAATGCCGGAGCCGGTCATCTGATAATCGTCACCGTCCTTGAACACGGTTGCCGGAGCGCTAGCCAACGTCACCGACGTAATGCTCAGCGGCATCTTGTCGAGCTTGATGGTGCCGCCCTTGATGGCCGTGTGCGCTTCGTCACTGACCGTTTCAGACGGGATGCGAGTGACGTCACCCCAGTACATCAACGCGAGGTTTTCGGTGTACAGTTCCCGCCAGTTCATGGTCAGGCCCATGCTGGTAATTCGGCTGATCGAATCATACTCACCACCCTGCGGAGTGGTGGTGTCAGCCAGGGTCAGGTCCGTTTTTTCAATGGCCTGGACCAGCGTCGACACCAAGCCGACCGGCATGAATGGGCCACCGACGCCATAGAGGCGCATCTTAACCAGACCGCCGACAACGAACGTTTCAATTTCGCGGGCCATGTTTTACTTCTCCTGGGTGTCGCCGGCGATCACCTTGTTGGCCTTGAGCCAGGTTCGTTGCGCGGCGGTGACTTTGATTTTTGCACCCGGCTGAAAAGATTTCCCAGCCTGGGTATGAGGCTTGATCAGCTCGACTTCGAACCGGGGCGGCGCGCGGTCTGGCTGATCGTCCGCAGGGGCCGGAGCTACCGCGACAACTTCGTCTTTAGGCATTTGGTTGCACCTGGATAATGGTGTGAAGGTGAACGGGGATCAGGACCGTGGCGGCCGTGACGCCCTCAGAGGGAGGGAAGATTTCAGGAGCGCCAACAGTGATTCCACTGATACCGCGTGGAAGCCAGCCCGGGAGAACACCTTGCGTCGGCATGAGACACTGCAACAAGTCGTGCTCCAAGGCCGACGCAA